GTACGGTGGAATCAGTGTTAGAAAAAATTGACCCCTTGCGCATTTTTGCGAGAATGAACTCATCCGGTAATTTATCTTGCTTGGCAAAGTTACACTTGCGACAAGCTGCTACAAGGTTCTCAGGATCATCTGTGCCACCCTTTGCCACTGGAATCACGTGATCGACTGTGTCTGCATCCATTCCACACCAGAAGCATTCGGCCCCATCTCTCAATAGGATGCGTGCGCGTAGCTTCTTCCAGTGTGTGCTGTTGGCCTTACGCTGTGAGTGTAGGCTCATCAGTACCATCCCTTCTTCTCATGGAATAGCCTAGCCTTACAAGGTGATCCATAACGTTTCGTGATGTACTTGATCGTCTGATCGATCTGTCTATAGGGATCGAGATTCTTGTACCAAGTAGATCGCATCTGACCTAATCCGTAATGACTCCCATTGCGAGCCTTTGGATTCCATCTGGATTCCTTGGTAATGATCCATTTAAAGCATTGATATTGCTTGTCATCAATGATTCGTGAATGTGCATATAGCTTCAAATGATCTGCCTGTGTTGCAGCTTGTACGGGTTGCATCGTTATTGACATCGAGCCTATGCATAGGCATAGAGCACCCCAAAGCACCAATCGCACGCGCGAGCTACCAGCCTTCGGCGCTCGCTGCGAGCGTATGGAGCGTAATGCCCTAGTCAAGTTACTCGCAAGTATGTGGATAAGTTGAGCGTGCCTTTGGCGTGTCGTCCACAGGTTATCCACAGGGCTCATTTATCTCCACCCCAGCCTTTACCCTTGAAATGCACCGGATTGGCTGTCCAGATTCGAGCCATTGGGATCGTGCATCCGTCACAATATGGATCACGTGGCATTGCATCATCGATCGGCCGATGTACTGTCTTGGTTTTGCCACAGACCTCGCATCGATAGTCATACGCTGCCATGTGAATCGCTCCTAGCCATGACGCCCATGACGCCACATCCTAGGCACTGAACTAGCACCATTCCATCGCCCAGCTGTACATCATCCATCTTGACGCCGTGATTTGTGATCTTCTTCTCGACCCTACATTGAAAGCGCAGCATCTCCATGACTGGATCTCCTTAGATTCTCGATGGGATGTAAATTGTATTGCTCGACCCAGAATGACGGATTATCCCGTCGCTTCCATTGCTGATTCTTGGCAATCGATACCGGTATCCATCCCCTGATTTCATAGACCGGTGATCGACCAGTGACCAATACAGCGATGTCGCTATTTCGATCGCTGTCGCTGATAATTAGCGCTCCTGAGTCGTACTTGGTCCATTTGACCTCAATCCGCGATCCGACATCAGCTTGTGTTTTGAATGTATTGACGGTCGGCTGGAAATCCTTATTTCCAAAGTACCGAGCCACGACTATCTCGGCGCAGATCGATTCGGCTATCTGGCACACGTACTCATGAAATGACAGATTCTTGTCATATCGTGATTTGTGATCTGGACGGCCATTGATCTCCTTGATCCTAAGTAAAGCGATCTCAATCGATTGCATCATTTGGTCAAATGTCACTGTCATCTTCATTTGCACAGCTCACAGATCCAGATTTGTTCAAGCCCTTGGACGTACTCATAGCGGCCGCCATCAAAGCGCTTGAATGCCTCGCATCGATCGCACCATTCAATTCTCGGTGGATCAATCTGATCCTTGACCACTGTCCCATCGATGTCGATTCGTGTGCGCTCACCCGTGTTGAGCTTGATAAATTCCATTGACCCCATCAGCTTTGGACCTTCCACTTACCATCAGATCCCATCACGTACCAGATCGCCGGACATTGATTGGCCTTGACCTTCTCGGCGCAGACGTGTCCTCGATAGTCCTTGCCTGTCTTTGGCGATGTGCCTTGCTTCAATAGCATGTGGCCGTGTTTGCACTGTGGAGCTTCGGCCAGTATCTCGCCGCCTAATTGATCGACGATCTCTGAGATACCGGTGGCAGCTGTGGCAAAGCCTTCCTCGGCAAATGGCTTAGACCAAGGATCGTCCTCGATCTTATTAACGAAAGCTACTGGCATGTTTTCCACTTGTTTCATGTTCTCCTGTGTCGGACGTGTATCCGATCCGAGCAAGAGCCCAATGGCGCGGCCAATCGCTGATGTGACTGTGTCCTCGACGAACCAGCGCTTCATGCTGGCCTGATATGACTCGACTCGACCGAATCCGAAATCAATGGCGCTTGGCTTCTCATCTTCGTACTCTCGAAATAGTCTGCACTCGATCAGCACGTATCCGGCAACGGCATTGAAATCGATTATGTGTGTTTCGATTCGGCCTGATGGATAAGCGACCCAGAATCGTTTGATACGTGATGCGACATCCTCATAATTGTCTAAAAATCCCATTTACTTCACCGGCCTTTTCATAGCCATGCCAACGGATCGGCCATGATGGTATCCGACCGATTTGCCGTCCCTGTAGCCCATTGAATAAATGGCCACGCTGACCAATAGCTGCGCCAGTAGCGCAAAGCCTATGATTTGTTCTGTTGTCATTTTGCTCCCGTTTCTGTTAGGGGAGCGACCCTAGTTTTTCGCCTGATCCGTGACCAAGGCCGCTCCCATGTAAGAGCATGAGGCCTAAGTCTGACAAGGTCAAGAATCCTGCGTGTCTGTCGGCGTGTCTGCCTTCGGTTTGTCCTTATCCTTTAATCCGTTACTGGCCAGTACAGATCCAAGTGCGCCCGTTAAGAAAATCGTGAGTGTGGATAGTAGCTCGATGAATGCTCGATCATTCGGTGCTTGATCGCCAAGCGGCTGCGTCACGAATATCAACGCGTAAAGCATGCCAGCGACCGAGAATGAAAATGTCAGTGCCAGACATATTCCGATGAATACAATCAGACGAGCTTTGAGCTGCTCATTCGTTAGACGTCTTTGATGACGTGAACCCATTTGGATCCTCTCCATATATGTCCTCAGTGCAGACTCCGAGAGCCTTACATTGTGGCGGATTGCACTCAGGCGCTTGCCAGTTTTCAAATTCTTGGCACTCATATCTTGTCCATCCTTGATAGCTACAAGCCGACAGCCCCAAGGATAATAAAATCCCCAAGGCTGTCAGCTGTAGTTTCCGAGTCACTTCCCCAATAACCCGAAAGCCTGATCCTTTGGATTGAGCCATCGTAGGATCACCGGTGCGACCGCTGCCGCGCCAGCCATTGCCAAAGTCTTGGGATCTGTTTCCCCTGCCATGTATAACGCCAGCGCAGCTGCCATGAATGAGCGCGCCCAGCTTGCCGCCATTGCTTTCATTTCTTCCATGTCTTCTTCTCCTTTGCAGGCTTTTCAGCCTTCTTCGGTGCTTGGATTTCTACGATGGGAAATTCGCCCTTGTAAGGCTTGTACTTGGGACGACCAAAGCCGACCACTTCTTTTCCAACTGTGCGCTGCTTGACCATGACCATTCCGCCATTGCGCTGATCGCCAGTGCCGGATGTGTTGCCTTCGATGGTCGTGATTGTTTTGCCATCGATAGCCACGACGATCCCAATGTGACTGATCCGATCGACGCCGTCATGTGGAAAGTCCATGAATGCCATGTCACCGATTGCCGGTACTTCATGCCAGCGACCGATCTCTCTGAATTTGTGAGCTCCTGTAGCTGTGCTGACAAGGCTGTGAACCTTGACCCCAGCTTGTGCCAGTACCCAATTACAGAATGATCCGCACCAAGGTAGGCCATCGGCTTTTGTAAATTTGCCGTACTTGGTCAGGTTGTCGCCTTCTTCGATCGTGCCGATTTCGCCCTTCGCGATCTCGATGACGTGTGGCGCTGATCCGACTGGGTAACTCATAACTCATCCTCTTTTTGTGGCTCACAAGAATGGAAGCATTCCCATTGCTTTGATTCGTTTAATTTCAACTCATCGTGACCGCACTCTGGCATCGGTGGAATGAAAGCATCATCGATCGGATCGTATGAATATCCTACGCCAGCGAAATTGAATCTGATGTTTCCGTTATAGCTTGTACGAATTGCGCCGTAGTATTCTTCCCATGATGTAACGCCATCGATGAGATCGTTTTCATCGCGACCAACGATCACTTGTGTCACGATATTGTTTTCGTCCAAATATGCGTAATGTGCCATTATGACCAACTCACTGTATCTGATCCGCCTGCCGCTGTAATTGTTGAAACTTTGAATCCGCCTGATGGTGCTGCGGTGGATTGTGTAACTCCACCTGAAAATGTTGCCGTGTAAGTGTCTGGATATTTAAGAATGATTACCCCAGAACCACCATTACCGCCTGCGTTACCAGCTGCGCCGCCGCCGCCGCCGCCGCCAGTGTTTTGTGTTCCAGCTACTCCAGCGCTGACGGTATTAGGCGCGCCAGCACCGCCGCCACCTGAACCGCCTGCTGCGTTTACGAATCCACCGCCACCGCCGCCGCGAGTAATCGACGAGCCTGTAATAGATGATGAAGATCCTGCGCCGCCTGTACCGTTGCCGCCTGTTGTCGCCGTCGTACCTGCTGCACCTGCACCGCCACCGCCACCGCCGCCGTTCAATGGGCCGTATCCTGTACCGCCTGCATTGCCTTGACCAGATGGAGAAGCTGCGCCGCCTGCGTTATTTGGCGCGTTATCACCACCGCCACCGCCACCTGAACCGCCTGCCGTACCTACACGATAAACGCCAGCGCTAGGTTGATAGCCGCCGCCTTTACCGCCGCCGGTTGATGTGATTGTAGAAAATATAGAATTGGAGCCACTTGTAGCTGAGTCCTGAGTGCTGTTTCCTGTACCACCAGCACCTATCGTCAAAGTGTAATTTGTTGATGGATTTACTGTGAGCGTTGATGTTTTATAGCCGCCACCACCACCACCGCCGCCGTAATAACTACCACCGGCACCGCCGCCAGCGATCACCAAATACTCGCAAGAAAATTCCCTTGGATAATTTTGTGATGCCATAATTCCTAAAATGCTCATTATGCAATATCGCCAATCACAGTAAAGACATTTGAAGCTGTGCAAATAATTGAAGCGGCGGAATATCTAGCCCTAAGTGTTGGCGCGGCTGAGGTTGCACCTGTTGAGGTGATTGTTACACCGACACCAGCGGCAAATGGCACCGCGCCAGTTCCAATTCTTTGCACGTTGATGATTTGACCAGCACTGAAAACTGACGGTGGAATAGTTACTGTCCTTGAAACGGTATCACTTATAGTTACAAGTTTTGAAGCATCAGCTGCGACTAGGGTATAAGCCGCCGTTTGTGCATTAAATGCAATCGTGACGACTGGGGTCGTCAAAGTCTTGTTTGTGAGTGTCTGTGTGCCGGTAAGGGTTGCCACTGTTGAATCGATCGCCAAAGTGACCGCGCCTGATGTGCCGCCACCGGATAGACCAGTCCCAGCTGTGACCTCAGTGATGTCGCCAATGTCATTTGTGATCCACGTATAGTCCAGATCGGTCGCGCTTGCCTTGGACAAGATTTGACCAGTCGTGCCACCTTTAAGATCGACGAATGACGTGTCAATCGAATTGCCAAGAGTACGCATCGCCGCCGCGCCATCCTTGACCAAGTCTGTGTCGTCTGGGGTTTCCCATCCGAAATTTGTAGTAGTTGCCATTTATGCCACCGCCCCGATCGCTTTTTCCCATGTAAGTGTGTTTGAAATTGTATTCCAAAGCTCTGCCGCGTTCACCTGTTCCCAGTTTATCGCTACCTGTGAGAATTCGATCGGCGACATGTTGATCGTCAATAAGATCGAATTGAGCGACACGCTCCACGTGAACCCTTCGACATAACCTTGGAATTCTCCGCCGGATATGTTTAGCGGCAAATCTGTCAAGCTAATTGGCATTCCCATGAATATGCCCAGTAGTGCGTCGCGCTGTTCATCGCTCAATTCTGGGGATGTAATTGGGAATGTGATCGACTCAAATTTGGCTCTAGGGTATGACCTAAGATCCAGATACCTTTGCGCCTGAGATTCGGCGTCAGCTGAATCATGCAAAGTCGTCGTGACTGTCGTGCCCAATTTTCCAAATAGTGCGATGGAATCTAAATCTTCGACTTCTTCTGTTCCTGCTCGCCATTTGAGTGTCT